TTGAAGTCTTGAATACCCTCGAATACCATCTTAATCTTTGGCATACCAGCGGGACCCTCCATAGGATCGTACCAGTCTGAACCCTTACCGAAGTTTGTAACTGCAACTCCGAACTTCTCAGCGGACTGTTTTAAAGCCCACATCTTACTGTCATCAGTACCTACCGTGACAATGTGTAATTTAGGGTCGGGTAACATATCTGTATCCTCAATCGTGCTAGGTCGGGTTGACCGTGGAATTTGAGTAACAACCTCTTTTGGGTAGAAGTAATTACGTTTGTCTTTTAGCTTCTCAGGTATCCACTCATCAACGGGTATGATGTTATTGTGGAAGTCCTCTATAAGTAGTTTAGCTGTCTCTGGTGTGATGGCGTAGGCATGGCAGTTGTACCAATAACCCATGTCGTTCCATCGGTAGCCTAACCAAACGCTGTCGTGATCTTCTAGCATCCAGTCTGCATGACTAGGGTTGATCTCAGAGAACACTGCGTCCTCTTCCAGTATGATACCGTTCAGACCACTCTCAGCAATCTTCTGCCAGACCCTGTAGTGGCTCACAGAGCAGCCAAACTCACCCTTAAGCAAGGTACGCCTATAGATTGGGTCTAACCACTCTGTACGAGGCTTACAGCCAGTCTCAGCGTACATCTGATCCCAGTCTTTATCTCTGGCATCGTAGGCATCACCGTGAAGAGAGATTTGATAGATTATCACGAAGGTTTAGTAGGCCAAACAACTGTGTTAGGAAAGCCATCCTGCTGAGGTACATCCAAGAGTGCCTGACGGTATGTTGCCCACTCAGCTTTTTCTTCTGGCGTAAGACCTGCCCAACGTAAAATGTTACCTGCAACAGCATCTACTTCTACAAGAAGATTAAAACGACTATCACGAACTCTCATGGCAAGTTCGTAATCTAGCTCTGCTTGAGTGGGTGGTACATAAGCTGCGAAGTCTGTGCCTATGAGGGCAAGAAGTTCGTCGTTGTTGACAGTCATGTCAGTGTCATGTGGGTCCAGTGTGTAGGGAATCCAACCAAACTCAGGGTGGTTAATCTCTACATTCATACGAAGGTTGTCGGGACGTAGTGATTCCGCATTGCGGACTTGTGTGATTTTAATGCTCATTTAAGAAATCCTTACTGCTAACCCAAATCGGCTGCGTGAACTTGTTAGTGATTGGGCTGACATCCATCGCCACGTACCAGAAAAAGAAGTAGATGCGTAGGGTTCTGAACTGCCTGCCCAAGAGAAGGTACCACCACCACTTTGGTTTGTCGAGCTATAAGCCTCCCAACTAAACAAAGTATTTCCAGCTACGGTGTCGCCAATGTTATGGACGGTGGAAGAATAACGCGCAGCATGTGCATAAGAACCTATCGCATATGCTGTGGTACTAGGTGTGCCAGTAGCGCCTGTAGCTCCTGTAGCTCCAGTTTGACCTTTTTGGCCAGTAGCTCCAACAGAACCTGCGGCTCCTGTAGCTCCAGTTTGACCTTTTTGGCCAGTAGCTCCAGCAGAACCTGTGGCTCCTGTTGCACCAGTAGAACCTTTAGCTCCTGTAGCGCCAGTAGGACCTGTAGCTCCTGTAGCGCCAGCTTGGCCTTTTTGGCCAGTAGCACCTGTAGCGCCTGTAGCTCCGTTTAAACCATTGTCACCCTTTTGGCCTTTAGCACCTTGGATACCAGTAGCCCCTGTAGCGCCTGTAGCACCCTTGGCCCCCGTAGCTCCTGTTGCGCCTTGGATACCTTGAATACCTTGAGGACCTGTAGCTCCAGTTTGGCCCTTTTGGCCAACAGCGCCAGTAGCACCTGTAAGACCTGTAGCACCAGTAAGACCAGTCGCCCCTTGAATGCCTTGAATACCCTGAGAACCTGTAGCTCCCTTGGCTCCAATAGGGCCTGTAGGGCCAGTAAGACCAGTGGCTCCAGTAGCTCCAGTTTGGCCCTTTTGGCCAACAGCACCAGTAGCACCCGTAGTACCTTGGATACCTTGAATACCTTGGGGGCCTGTAGCGCCAGTAGCTCCGATCTCACCCTTTTGGCCTTTAGCTCCCGTAAGACCTGTAGCGCCAGTAAGACCAGTAGGTCCTTGAATACCTTGGATGCCCTGAGAACCTGTAGCGCCAGTAGGACCTGTAGCGCCAGTAGAACCTTTAGCCCCAATAGCACCCGTAGCTCCTGTAGCACCTATCGGACCTTGAATACCTTGGATGCCCTGAGAGCCTGTAGCTCCGATCTCACCCTTTTGGCCTGTAGCGCCAGTTGGACCCGTAAGACCAGTAGCGCCTAAGTCGCCCTGCTGTCCTTTAACACCCTGTAGTGCAGATGCTGTAATAGTAGCTTTCTTCCAGCTACCAGCTGACGTGTCATACACTGGGATGACATCATCAGAGGCAGGGGAAGCGTTAGTAACGAGACCTGTGAGGGCAGAACCAAGATTAGCAGCTGTAACATCAGCATTTGGAGCGACACCATCAAGTTTAGTGCCATCAGAAGCGACATTACGTCCATCTACTGTACCTACGTTGACTACGTTAAGGTTGTCGTCAATTACTTCGGTGCCGTTAATCTTGATTGCCATCGTCGTGTCCCCACTATTAGCTTAGTGTTATTATTTTTATTTAGAAGGTTGCGTCAGTCTCTACATCGTTAGCGACTGCCATAGTACCACTTGAGTTCATGCTGAACTTCGTAATGCCGTTGTATTGGAAGATAAGGCTTCCTCCACTCTCCGAGATAGTCCAGTCGCCTAAGTCCACTGTAGGGACGTTAAGTGTGCCTGTCATAGTGTCGCCAGCAAGTTTTACGTAGCGAGTATCGTGAGTGTGGCTATCGTTAGCTACAGTGGCTGTAATGCTGGCGTTGGTAGACCCATCAAAGGAAACAGAGCCTGTAACGTCACCAATCAAGCTGATTGTACGGGCTGTTTCAAGGGCTGTAGCGTTATCAGCCACACCAGTAAGGTTACCTAAGAAGCCGCCCTCAAACGTACCAGCAATAACTGTACCGTAGTTAAAGGAAGGGTCAGAAGTGTTAATCTCGCCCTCTGGCTCAGGGGCGTACCCATCAAAGAACGTCCACTTGTTGCTTGACACATCGTAGTACATACCAATGTGAGTATAACCAACACCAGATACACCAGTGTTGCGGTTACTAGCTATGCCACTATCCACGTTAGAAGGTGCGGCAGTACCAGACCAAACATCGCCCAGATCGTGGCCATTGTCAGCATTGAACTTAATGCTAATGTTGTTCTCTAGTAGCTGGTTGCCACCTGTGATAGCAATGGCAGTGGCTTCGATGGTAGCAAAGTTGTCCTTTGACCACTCAAACTTGTCTGGTGCTGACTGATCGTCAGAGATGCGTACATAGTACGTCTGATTAGAAGTGCCATTGTAGTGACCAGTAAAGGTGCCATCATCAAGACCTGTGCCAGTAAAGGCTGTGTTAGCGTCACCAATAGTATCGCCAGAGTTGAGGTAGTTGAACGCACCAGCAATGGCAATGTTAGTGGAGTCAGCAATAGTCTGTGTGCCGAGAACTGTTAGGTCACCACCTACTGTAAGGTTGCCATCAACGTGTTGGTTGCCTGTTATACGAAGCTGCTCGAAGCTGTGCCTATCAATGTTAGCGTAAACGTAACCGTTAGTAGCATCTGATGTAACGACAAACCCCAAGTCCGTTGGGAAGTAAGGGTATGTGGGAGCATCATTTTGAAAACCACCATTAGGCGACAAGTGGATTGGTGTACCAGCTATCAAACCAGAGGTATCAAGGCCAGAAACTAGACCACGAGTAGTCACATAACCGTAAGTTGAGTTCTCAATGGTGTGGGTTGAAAAACCAATAACACGAGCCTTCTGCTCTGTAGTTGCATCAGCTGGTGAAATGTTAAGAGCCTCGTTAGTAGACCCTGTAGCGTAGACAGGAGTGCCATCGCCAATAGCTGAACCACTATCGTTGTAAACTCGTACCCACTCTTCTTGACCAACCTGTAGGGTAATATCAGCTTCGTTGTTGTAGAAGCCAAGAGCGCCATACTCTTCGTCGTAGAACAAGCGACCCGCACGGTGGGGTGGCTTAGTTGCCTCAGTTGTATCAAAGTCTAAGTATGCCTCTACCTCAGTACCAGTAGTGTAACCAGTGAGGTTCTTGTAGATTGCTTTATCAGCTGGTTGCGTGAGGAAAATAATCTTCTCACCAGCTGGCCAGTCTACTGCGTTATCAGCATTGGAAGATGACAGGATGGTAGTACGTGCCAAAGTGCTTCCAGAGGCAGTGTATGTACCAACACCTACTTCCCAGTCTCCAGCTTTGTTAGAGAGTGAGTAGTAGGTAGAGTTGCCATCCCCAATAGAGGAAAACGATTGGAAGCCAACTTCGGCACCTGCTAGTGTGTAGGTACCAGTACCAGTAGTTGTGGTGGTTTCCTTCACACGATCTTTAATTACAAGTGCCATAGTTTATTCCTTACGATGGATCAGGGATGCCGATGTCAAATGTAGCAAG